GTTTATGCGATTGCTTTGATTGCACCGCCCGTGGAATCGCAGTCTAATGGTTTGTTAATTCCTACAACCGTTGCTTAATATGTCCTTTTTTGAAATACAGAATTTTAAGTTCGGTCTTGACAGCCGCCGGAGTGAGCTTACGACTCAACCCGGTGCGATGGAAAAGCTTGAGAACGCACATGTCAATCAGGGCGGTGAGATTGAGAAGCGCAAAGCGTTCGTTAATCTTGGGACTTTACCCGAGAATACTTTCGGACTGGAGACAACGGGGGTAGGGGTGACCACGTTTGGCTCGTCCGTGCCCCTCGCGGGTTTACCTGCGGGGGTGCAATTTCAACAGTTGGTGCATCCGTTTGTTTCCATGGGTGGTGCTTATAACGCCGCCGTGCACGCTATGACGGGTATTGCTTGTTCCACGTCCTTTGGTGGCAAAGCATGGGTAGCCGCGCAGTTCGCTGATGGAAATACGTATATTTACTACGACGGCGTTATTATTGACGACTGCATCAACGGAATCGTGAAGACCGCGGCGCCTGGTGTGGCCGAGGATTTAAGCATGACTATTGCTCAGTTGGCCACCTACATCGCCAAGCAAAATGGGATGAATGTTGGTCCGATTGTGCAGACAGGAACGGAGTATTATTTCGACATGTGGTCGACCGCGGGCTTGGCTTACTTGCTGAGTGTCATCGTGCCTGGCGTTGATGGTGGCGAGATTGAAGGTTTTTCCATGAATCGGGGAACAGGGAAAATCAAGACCACGAACATTAGTAATTTTATCTCCGGTATTAATGGCGCGGCTGCAACTTCGACTTTTACTATTGTCGGTGGGACTGCTGCACAAAGCGCCGTTATCGAGTCGATACAGGTTTACGATAATTCAGAGGGTTTGTGGCGCGAGATTTTAGGCGTTCCTGTTGCTATGAAGTTCACTGATTCGTTGACCAGTTTTGCCAACGCAGTAGCTGGGCAGATTGATACGTATACTTCTGGTGTGAATCTTACGGCTACCTCAAGTCAAGGCACGGTAACTTTGTCTTTCGATGTTTCTTTTGGAGCGACACAAAACGAGAGTGGCGTGCGGATTACAATATCCGGTGATTGTTGTTTGGATAACACTATTATCAGTTTGGCCAATAACCCTACGCCGTCGGGATATAATTTAAGTAGTATTCTAATGCCGGTAGACGTTTCTTTGATTACGGCTACGAAATACAATGGTGCAGGTCAGGTAACTGTATCAGGGTTAACTATTGGCGCATGGTATTATTACCTGCAATCGACAAATGACCAGACGTTAACAATGGCTGGTGGTATTAATCTCGGTGCATCAGGTTCCTTTATCGCTACGGCAACGGTGGCTACTTTAACTGGTTTCGCGGATAAGCCTGTGACAGGAGCTTTGTTGAATTACATCGAGGTTCTTGGTGCCCCAGTAACCGCGGCAAATAACGCTCTTGGCCCTTGGGTTGAGGCGATTGCCACGCAGGTTCGTGCTTACTGCGCTGCACATAGTTTGAATTATACCGCTTCGGCTACGAAGGACTCAGTAGTCGTTAGTCGGAAATATATTGCTTCTGTGAATCCGAATGGGGGTAAGACTTTGGTTACGACAAATAGCGCCGTTATTACTGATGGTTCGGGAAGCACTCCTGCGGGAGCGGTTGGTTTTGCTGTTACCTGTTCTCCTGCACAGATTTCGGCCTTAGCTCCTCCAGGTACTATTTCAACTGACACCATAACCCTCGGCCCGATTACCGCGATTGTGACTGGAGGTGTTTTCCCCTTAACCTTCCAATGGAACTGGGTTGCTCCGGCTCCTGTGGTGGGGGGTAGTGGAAAGATTACCTTGAATCCCAGTGGTTTTACTTATGGCTTTTTTAATCAATTCATTGCGGATAACCCCTTGGTGGATTATCAGTGTTCGATTGTTATGCGAAATGCCGGAAACATCACAGGGATTCTGCAGGTTACCGTGACTGACGCCAACGGAAATCAAGTGAGTGCGGTGTGCCATCTTGTTTAATATGCCTACTCTTTCTGTCCTAAACAATGCGACGGTGGTGCCTTTTGCAGGTGGTATTTCTGGCACGCCCTCGCAGAACTTGGTGAATCGCGTAGTTTTTTCTGGTGCGTGGAAACCGAATGATGTTTTTCAGTTTAATCTTGTAACCTCTGGGCAGATTCTCGCCGCTGGGGTTAGTTACATCTCGCAAACTAAACCGGTTTATGCCGTAACGCTTAACGACCGTGTGCATTTTGTGGCAGATAGCACATGGTATGGTTCAGATAACGGTTCTGCGACGAATTTCGCTCGTCAGTATCCAGGTTCTTTCTTCATCGACATCTCGAATCAATGGCAAGAACCGGAACCGTTGGTCTCCCTTGCGCCGTATCAGGGCAGCATGGCTGTTTTTTCAAACCGCACAATCCAGATTTGGGTTTTAGACCCGAATCCGTTGAATATCGCGCCGAAACAGGTTTTGTCGAACATTGGTTCTTACTGTCCCCTCGGGCCACAGTCCATTGGTGACCTTGATGTTATTTTTCCATCCACCACAGGACTTCGTTCTCTGCGTGTTCGTGACGCTTCGCTTAATGCGTTTGTTAACGATATCGGAAGTCCGATTGATAAGAACATTCAAGACGCTATTTTAAGCGTGGGAAACGCTAATTTGCTAAACACGTGTTCAATTGTTGAACCGTCAGCAAATCGTTACTGGCATTTTATTAACGGAAAAATTTTCGTTCTCTCGTATTTTCCGGCGGCGCAGATTAACGCTGCTTGGTCTCAATACTGGCCGACTGACGACAAGAAGCAGGCGTTTACGCCCGTAAAGTTCATCACTTATCGTTCTTTGGTTTATCTACGGGGCAAGCAGGGCAATAAAGAATGTTTCTTCGTCTATGGCGGCTTGAACGGGGCGGTTTATGATGATTCCACGGTTGTCGTTGCCACGGCTTGGTTGGATTTGAAGGCTCCGGTGAACAGGAAAAATGCAGAACAACTGGATTACGTGATTCAAGGTTCTTGGCAGTTTTTTGGTAGCATGGATTGGCAAGGTGTAGCTAACGGCGCCGCATTACAAGCGATTACAAGCGTTCCCGTAACTGCGCCTTCGTTCCAGAACGGACAAGTCGGCTGGAGTGATGATGGGTTTCATGTTAAACTGCAGGCTCAGTCGTCTGGTAATGCTCTTTGTGTTCTTTCAAGCTTAATATTCAGTTTTCAAAAAGGAAAGGAAAAATAATGGACGCTTTAATCACAATTCGCCAATTCAAACAGGAGGACATGGATGAACTCGTTCGAAATGCTGCTAATGATAATCACGCTGGGGTATATTGTCCGTCATTTGTTTTGGTGAAAGAAGGACGGATTGTTGGTTATCTGTCAATGGCCGTGCCGACGGTGCTGTCTTGGCAGGACAGTAAGCTGATGAACCCCCTGGACTCGGTGCAAGAAATTAAGTTCATTGAAGGTGCGCTCGCCAACAGTCCGTTTATTTGTATCCCGTGCGATACGGAGTCTCCATATAACCGCTTTCTCCCCAAAGCTGGTTATATTGAATATACGAAACCCGTTAAACTCTATCTTAAAGTGCGATGATTACGCTGAATCCCATCCAATCGTTGGAAGAATTCCAACAGTTACAAGCGCAAGCGGCTTCCGACGGTGGCCATATCGTCGGTCCGGCTAGTTTTATCGCTCGTCGTGGAGAACAGATTATTGGCTCTTTCTCCGTTGTGCCCATGGTGTGGGTATGGGCAGATACGCGTGTCGCCAAAGCGAAGGATTCGGTGCAGGGTTTGCAGTTAATCGAATCGCATTTGCGTTTGCAGGGCAATAAAGTCTACGGGATGCCTTGCAGAAAAACATCGCCGTTCTTTCCCGTGATGGAGAAGTTACATTTCTTGGAGTGCACGGAATACCAAACCTTCCTTAAAAACCTATGATATATCGTTATCGCCAAATGCAGCTGGGTCCAAGTGGGGACGCTGGTGGTGCTGTGGGGCAACAAGCCCAGCAACAACAGTGGACGAATACTGCGCTAACAGGGATTGACAAAGCTTTTTCGGGTTTCACGCCAACTTTTTACAAAGGCGTGGGCAAGGCATATCAGGATTATGCTATGCCACAGTTGCAACAGCAGTTTCAGAACACGTCCAATAATCTGGGCTTCAAACTAGCCGGACAAAGATTGTCCCATAGTAGTCAGGCTGGACGTGCAGGTGACGCTTTGGCACATACTATGTCGGATGCTCAAACCCAGATTGGCAATCAGGCCGTGAGTCAGGAGAATTCGTTGCGCCAACAGGTGACGAATCAACAATCCAACCTGATTAATCAGGCCAGCGTAACGAATAATCCGACGGCATTGTCACAACAGGCTATTACTCAAGCACAGGCCGTGGGTGCGCCTTCAACTTTCCAGCCGATTGGTCAGATGTTTAACAGTTTTGCCGCCGATTATCTCGGACAGCAACAGAGTGCGATGTATAATCAATTTACGAACAGTTACTTAAACACAATAAACAATCCTGGGTTATATTCCACTCTTAATGGTGGGACTAACGCATTACCCAGTACAACCTTCCAAAGATAAAACATATGAGTTGTGGAACTTTAATCGCCTTGGCTTCGGCGGCGGCGGGGACAGGTATGAAAATGTCGGCCGCGGCGGATGAACAGGACGCGATGAATAAGGTGACGAACGAAGCAATCGCTCGTCAAACGGAATTCGCGAACAAGTCCAAAGCGGTGTTTAATCAAAACGCCGAA